CTCGACTTGTAAAGGCTCTTGCGCCTGTTGCATCTGCGCGTTTTCTCGGCGCAAACGGCGGACGACTCGGCTATATTTCATGCCTGTCATTTCCGCAACTGCTTTACTGCGCGTGATCAACGCGTTATTAATCATCTCTACGTAGCCGCGCGCCTGTTTAAGCAAGTCGGTCGACATGACGATCGGGCCTGTCCATTCCGACTGTAGCCACGCGTAATATATCTTAATGGTGCGGGCGTTCTTGTTACGCCACACGTTTAAAAACTCTGCATTGTCAATGTTGCCGTTTAGGCACTCGCTGATCTTCCACTCGATATAGTACGGCTGGCAGAACTGTGTACCAAATGCGCCGCGCTCTTTTTTCTGGTAGATCTTAAACTGGTTTGTGGCTGCTTGGCTGGCGCTGTAGTTGCTGTTGAACGAAAGCTTCAAAATCTCAGGCGGGATCTCATTGGTCCAGGCGATAGTGTGGATCATCGCGTCCTCAAACGGACCGAATGACAAGTCAATCCCTGCGCTGTTGAAGCCGTGCGGCTCCTCGCCATGCTGCAACGTTTCGATCACCATGCCGGGCTGTTGCTTCAACTGTTTAAAGCGGTCGGTTTTACCGTCGGTGTCATTAACTACGGCGGTGTCTCGACGTATTGCCCCGCCTGTCATTGGTCGGCTACCCTGCTTGTCCTCGTTCTTTTTGATAAAGACAGCAAGCATAGAGTTTATGACGGCTTTACGCTGTACGCTATCGCGGTAGCGGTCAATTTCTTTAAGGCTTTGTAGTATCAATGATAACAAGGGCTGTCCGCGTACTTCGCCGTGTCGCTTATCTGACCCGTACAGTAGCCATGCGCGTTTTCGTCCGGTGCGTGCGCCCGTTGCGGCGATACGCTCATAGCCCCCGTCCTCTTGGACAACCCAAAAGGCAACATGACGGCCGCGGTCGTCTAACTCCACGCCGTCAACGATGCGCAAGTCTCGCGCTCGTGGATCTCCGAAAGGTGTTTGCACTAGGTTGCCGCTGATTATCTGCACCATTGGCAAATTGTATTTAGAGGACTGGCGGCGTACGCATAGAACATCGCCGCAGATCATAGCCTCCATTTTAGCCGTCTGCTGTAGCTGGCCGAAACTCTGCCGACCTTGATAGTCGCATAACTCGGGCGAGTCCGCCCACAATGAATAAAGATCCTCGATATTCTCGCTGTACTCGTCGAGCTCGTCCTCAGACATGCCGAGAATGCGCGCGTTAGGCTCTGCCTCTAGCGTCAATCCGGTGTTAATGATACTTGTGATCAGTCGGCGGATGAGCCCGCGCGCGTATAGGTTTTCATTGAATAGCTGAGCCGACCGGCTCCGCAAAGTCCAGTAGTCCACGATCTGAAATTGCGTAGGGCCGAACCCGCCGGGGAACTTCTCGCCGTCAAGATAAGACCACTCCGCTAGCGGGTACAAGTCGTTAGGTACTTGATCTAGCGTGATGGTGGGCACATTGGCGTTTTGCGGCTCACGTTTAAAAGCCTGTGTTATGCGGTTGAGTAAACTCACCAGCCCGGTCTCCCTGTGACTACGCCGCAGCCTGTCAGGCGGGTTTGCAATACCTCAAGCTGCGACATCATGCGCGGAATAGCGTTTTCAAGCTGTGTTACGTTTTGTTGCGTAACCGTGGTGACAGTTTGGCCTGTGTCAAGCGTGTAAGATTGCACACCCTCAACAGTGATCGCAAGTATGGCGGTGTTGTACGCCTCGATACGCGCTTTCAAAGCGTCGTATTGCTGTTTATAAAATTGGCTTAAATCGTCCATACCCGCACCACTTAGATCTACATGCCTTGAGTCTAATCGCTAAATTTAAAACTTGCAAATTATTCGACGCGGTAAGCCTGCCAAAACTGTGACCAGTCCACAAATTCATGTTCCATCGTGTTAATGCAAAAGTCCCACGCTAGGACGTCCAGCGCGCACGAATTGTAAACAAGTAAATCCCATGCCTCGTTGTCCGCGCCTTTGGGGCGTACCCATTTATGCCCAAGCTCGCGCCCTGTCGCCGCGTCGGTTTGCTTTGCTCTGTATTCGACCGTCAATTCTTTAATTTGCTTGTCGGTCATGTCAAGCGGGGCGTTGTAAAAATCTTGCGGCTGTTCACTCATGCGGTCCCACGACTTGCGTAGCGCCAGCCCCCAACGATCTTTATAAATATCAACGGTAATGCGTAAGCCGCGCGTCTGTAAGCGTGTTTTCCATACGGCAAACTCATCAAACGTATTAGACTTAGCCGGGCGGTCACGGCCGAGTATTGGAAAAACCCCCGTTTCCCAGGTCTGACAAAACGACACAACTAGATCAGTATTATACCCTGCGTCGATCATCGTCAGCTCAATTTTGTATTCGATGCCGTCGTCGGAGTGATAGCGCTTGTTATCAATAAGGTTCTCGACCTTGCCCCACGTCTCGGGATTGTCCAAGTTGTCGCAGTCGCCCTCAAAGCGCCAGTAGTCGATCACGAATCCGCGGCCGCGCTCTTTAGCTGGCGCCCACCCCATAACCTTAACGGCTAAATTATCTTTGTGGACATCGATCGCCATGGTAAGAAACGCGATTTTTTCGCCGCAGTATTCGACTGCAAATTCGTTAGGCACTTCGCCCATGCGATACTCTTTGCGGCGATGACCTGAAACCGCGCTGAACGACACTTTCTGGCCGATCTGCTCGAATGACTCGCCTAGCTCATTGTTGTAGAACGTTTGCAGTTTGCCCACGTCTTTAACGCGGCCGTTCTCCTCGTCCCACCCGGCTAGCCATGCTAGGACAACGGACTCCCACGAATGAAATTGCGCGGGCGCCATAAGCGCGGGTATGTGGTACGAACGGATGTTCGGCAATACCGGTTTAGCGGTAGGCCGCCACTCCGCATTGTCAAACGCCATGAGGCGCGTTTTGTCCTCGTTAATGTGATCGTGTCCGCAATTCTCGCAGCGGTAACGTACCGAGCCATGCACAAGCGCGCCGTCTTGCATGTCCCACACAAGCCCAAACGCTTTATTGGTTTTCTTGTTCTTGCCCCGAAAGCGTAGCACCTGGGCGTAGCCACACTTTAGGCATCGGCAATAGTAATACCGCTGATCGCCACGGTAAAACCGTTCGTCGATCTTACTGGTGCCCTTGTTGAGTGGCGTTGACATGTCCAAAATTTTACGCGTGTTCTCGTAAGCGGAGGTACGGCCGCCGGATAGCTCTATCGGGTCGCCCTGCTTGCCGACGATGAGCGGCCAGCCGTCGATCTCGTCGCGGAGCATATACTGGATTGACACCGAGCGGAGTTTGTTTGCGTTGTTGGCGCCAAAGGGCAGTAAGAAACCGCCGCGTTTCCATTCTAATTTTTTGTTTGTTTTACCGGTTTTGCGCGGGTTCTTTTCATCGCTTGACATGATCAAGTGATCAAGCTCGGAATGCTGCAGCATGGGGAGTATGTATTGATCAAGTCGTATCTGCGCCAGCTCAGCGTCAGCAGTGACCAACATACACGGGGCGCTGCCGACGTGCTCAATCACATAACCGATAGTATTTTCGAGTATGCCAACGGTCGCACCGATCTGGTGGCCCTTGCGAACGGCGACTTCACGCACGGCAGAGTTGACGCTCATGCAGTCGGCGGGCTCTTTGAGATAGGGCGTTAGATCGTATGAGTACGTACCAGGTACAGACGTAACGCTTGGGGGCAAATAACGATATTCTTCCGCCCATGCACTTGGCGCAATAACGACTCGCGAGTCTGGCAATTCGCTAATTTGCTCGCGCAGCCACGCCACGCTGTCATTGTGATGTTGGAGACTCAGCACTACGCAGCCCCTTTAACGTTTTCTGTTTGACGAGTTTTATTTGCGAGCTCAGGATCTGCGTGACCTCGGCCTCCATTTCTTCCTCGGTGCGGCCTGCCTTAAAGCTGGCGGCAATTCGCGCAACGATAGCACGCGGTGCGTCACTGAGCAATCGCTCGTTGTTTCCGGCCACGTAACCAAGTACGGCATTTGCCACCATGTCGCGCTCGATATATTCGCCCTCGGCTTTTGCGTTCTTAAGGCGTTTCTCGCGTAGCTCCTCAATGAGTTTTGCCGATTTTAGCCACGCCTCAAACGCTGGCTGTGTGCCGAAAAGCTCTAGGATCTGGCGTAGCGTCATGTCTACGTACTGCGCGATATTGTCGTCTACCTGAATTTGTGCGCGCTGCTCGTCCACAGGTTGCTGTTGGCGTTTTTGTGCCCGCGCAGCCGTGCCGCGTACGTGCGGTTTTGTCTCTGGCTTTACGCCGCGAGACTCCAAATATGCCACCGCGCACGTATGCCCTGCGTCAATAAAACGGCCCTCTACTGCGTCCTTGAGTTTCGTTTTGCAAAGCTTTGTGATGTTTGCGCCGCTAGTTCCTGCCAGTTTTGCAAACTCTGTACGGGTGATGAGATTTTTTGCCATGCTGCTACGCGTCCTGAGTTAAGAGCGCCGGGATCGTGAGACGTTGCGCGAACTCTGCGCGGCTGAATCAAAACTGCGAGCCGTACCCCTAGCGCTACAGTACCTTTTAGATAATAGACTAATACGCTCCTGCTACGCAAGCCCCCGGCGCTTGAGCTGGAACAGCAGCGCGTCCTTGTAAATCTTAGGGACCTTGCGCTGTGTCTGCTCTAGCGCTGGCTGCAGCGTTGGCGTACGTTTGATAGTAACAGCGGTGTTGCTGAGGTCGTGCACCATCTTGACCTTAGGCTTACGCTTACCGCCTGTAACTTTGAACAGGCCCTTACGCTTGCCGAGGTCTAAGTACACGAACTTATTAGACGACGTAGCCGCAGCCCGTACAGCCAAGAAGTTTTGTTGAGCCCTGCTGGCTTTCTTGGACTGGCGGCGCTTACGCAATTGGATATTAGCGATCCGGTTGGCTTTACGGGGAACACGCGTACGGGGCTTTGAGCTTTCGCCCTGTCCCGCTGAGTATGACGTCGCTATGCTCACGCCCTGCTTGCCGGTCTTGCGTATGGTGCCCCCAAATTCTTGAGTAGCGAGGTAGTCGGCCCTTGACCCCACAGTAACCTGTTGCTTACGCACGTCTAGGGTCTTGGTCTGGTCGACCTGTATAGAGCCTTTGGTCCACTTGTTACGGTTGACGAACTGCTTATCAATTTGACCTTGCCAGTCCTTGCGCAATTCAAAGCCCGCTTTGTTCATCGTAAATTTAGTGGCGAACGGAAATGAGCGCTCAGCAAAACCTTTAAGCCGGTTCTCGTATTCTTTGATCTCTTTGTCGTCTAGCTTGATCATCTGCACGGCTCCTCGACCACGGTGCTACACCGCTGATAGTAGCCCTCAACAGCGCTCACAGCAACCACGACCGTTACGTCCGTACGGCGTCCTTACGTTCGGTCGTCTCTAACCCCTTGTTTTTACTACCCTTACTACTACTATGTCCTTACGTCCTTACTATATAATATAATAAGTAGTAGTATATAGTATAAGACGCGTATTAGGGCGCATGAAATATACGGGGAATAGGCGAAAACATACGGTCATCTACCTAATGTGCGGTCATCCCTTTAAATTCGCGGCTTTCAGCACGTCCGAACACGCGACCGTACACGTCCGTACTTGTGGTCACGGTCGTGAAATGTTAGATTCGTATTACGCAAGAGCAACGCAAGAGAGCAAGAGCATGGCAGCAGACAAACACGCAACTAATACGCCCTGTAAGTATGGGCACGTAGCAGCGCGCAGGAAAGACAACGGATCGTGTATGGAGTGTAACCGGATACGCGCTAAACGCTATCGGTTGGAAAAAGCGGGGCATTATAAGCGGGTGGAATTGAGCGTCCCGCGGCAGTATGCGGACGACCTCGCCCGTGTGGCCGCACTACCGGAGACCGAGGGCGAATTGCTCGCCGTTAGGTTACCTAAAAGCCTAGTACCTCACCTTAAACAGATCATCGCGGACATGGGCGGTAAGGCATAAAAAAGCCCGCATATTGCGGGCTATTTGGCGCTATGCGGGTGATGCAACCCGCCAACCTACAAGCTCAAGGTCGGATAGTTTTTCGCCCTGAGCGTTCTTAAGCTCGCGCCACTTAACATACGCTTGCGCTTCGTCCCGTATGTCCTCCGGCGAGTCGCCCTCGTGCCTTTCAATCATAACGGCCTCAGTAGTAAACACTGCCGTGCCTCTTTTATCGCTGCGGTACATTAAAGCCACGGCACAACGGTTGGCGAGTTTTCGCTCAAGCTGCTCTATCGACTTGATAGCGTTTTTATATCCGATAAATTCAGCAAGCTCGTCTTGCAATACTTCGTTTTCCTCTTCATTTAACTTAGCCCTACGA